GGTCCGGTCGGTGTGGTACTTGCCCGGCTCGGCCGCCCCCGTATCCGCCGGGATCATCTGGAACTCGTCCGCCCACTCATCGATCCACAGTTCGGGGTCGGGCTTCAGTCCTCGACGGTATGCCGCCAGGTACACGGCGGCACCGTCGGCATACGGTTGTTCCATGGTTCAGTTCGGCTCCTTGCCCCCTTGTTCGATCTCGGCATCGAGCTGCAGGAGGCGGTCGGCATCTTCCAAGGCACGGCGCAGCGCCTGGGTCAGGCGGCGTTCGATTTCCCAGGGGTCGGTCAGCGTCACCAGGTCGCCGGCGATTTTCGGCGGCACGCCCATCAGCAGATCGCGCAGAGCGCGCGCAGCGGTGAAGGCGGCGGAGTCGACACGCGCACGCTCGACCGTCTCGCCACGGCTCTTGCGGTGTTCGTCTTCTGCCAGCAGAGCCAGGGCGTACTCTCGCCGTGCGCGGGCTTTCTGGTAGTCGGGCAGCTGTGCGGTCTGCCCCGGTGCCGGTAAGGCCGGGCTCGGGGCTGCACCTGCGCCTATGTGTGCGTACACGCCCTTCTCCACCCGCTCCTGCCGATGCCGCTCGGCCACGGCAGCCTTGCTCGGGTCTGCGCTGGCGGCCAGCAATTCGTCGCTCGCCTGGACGTCGACCTTTCCGTCGGCGGTGAGGACGAGGCGTCCTTGCCGGACCAGCTTCGACACGTAGGCGCGCGACCAGCCTTGGCGGTCCGCGAACGCTGCCTTGGTCATGAACTCCATGTGCGGTACCTGTTAACCACGATGAACCGAGGGGGGTTAACCCGGTTAACCCTGTTAACTAACTTCCCGGCCCAGCCACTAGCGCGAGAACGGGGTTCGAATCACCCTTGTCGGGGGCGGCGCTTCAGGGGCCCCCGGTGCTTTTTGAGTAGCACGTCACTACCCCGTTTTTCGCGACACCCTGCCCGCAGGTGGCCACTGCCGGCTCGGGTTGAACTAACCCCGCTCCGCCCGGCCAGGCCACCCGCCAACGGTTCAGCGCAACGCTTTCGCCAGGGCCCGCTCGATGTTCGCCTCGACGCGCGCATCGTCCTCGGCAACACGCCGAACGACTTCGTGAAACTGGAAGCGCACGCGGTACTGAGGCTGGCGGACGAAGGCGAGGACCATGGTCAACGTCCGTCCACGGCGCTCGGCGATGCCAATCGGCCGGCGGCCACGGCGCATCACGAAGTACGCCAGTTGGTGTCCCTTCGCCAGGGAGCGCGCCGACTGAGTGGCGTTTCCTTTGAACCCCGCTCGGTATTCCAGGGCGCCCAGGCCGGAGAGGATCTGGATCATCTGGCCGCGGCTCATGTTGCCGTACTGGTCCAGCCGGGCGCCCTCCGCTGGAACGACGAACATGCCCGCAGGCAGAATGCCCCGGGCTCGGAGGTTCCGCTCCGACGCCTTGTCCACCCTCGGCCCCCCGAAGACTTGGGGAGCCACCCAGTCCTCCGGCGCCTGCCCCTTCGAGGCATGGTCCTTTTCGTCCTTCACCCACAAGGCCGCCTCAAGGCGGCGCGAGGTGGCATGCAGGATGCGGATGGCGTTGCGGGTGAACGGTGTCGGCCGGTCGAAGACCTGGTCGATCTCCCCGACCAGCGCCTGATTCGCCTGGTTCGCCGTGTGGTTCAAGGCGTCGGCCAAAGCCCGGCTTGGTAATTCACCCTCAAGCATACGGAGCGAGATCATCGCGTCATCCAAACCATCAATCGAAAGCCCTCTCATCCCTCTCATTTGCGTCCTCCTAAGCAGACATGACATCTAATGCCGTTGCATCTACAAGGGGGCAGAGACATTCATGTACTATTAGCGATTTATATTACCGAGGAAACTGTAATGGACTACGTAGGCGGGCTTTGCTCAATCATGGCTTTAGTTATTGGATACTTCGCACTCAACAGAGAGAACAGAGAAGATCTAAAATCTGCTGTACGAAGCATGCTTAGTCACATAAAGCGCAGCTCTAGAATTCTGGGCTACATATTAGCAGTAGGTTTGGCCCTAACCGGCACCGCCGGAATAGCAACTGAGTCTTTCTTTAACATAATGGAGTTTCTTGACGCAGAAACACCCATAACACGCCCAGAAATAATAAAACTTCTAGTTAACGCCTTTAATTTCGTAATGTATGCGATCTATTTTATAGCAGGATCAATTATTTTAATCGCGTATGTTCAGAACAAAGCTAAGCAAAAAGCAGTACCAGAAACAGCACTTACTGGCGAGCCGCCTGCCTCAGGCAACAGCGAAAACAGATCGTAAGCTACGTCTGGCAGGGAACGGTGAACGCGCTTTTACGAAGAGCCTGTTCCATCATGCCCCCCAGCCTTACGCGCCAACCACCGGGTATAGAACCCTGATGCCACGTCGGCGCCGAGGCACGCGACCACGCTACCGAGCGCGGCGGCAACCGGCAGCCCCGCACCGCTCGCCGTGGCGAGCAACACCGAGGCCAGGCCGAACACCACCGACGCCCCCGAGCGCAGCAGGACACGTTTCAGCAGATCGCTGACCGTCAGCCCTGCCGCCTCGGCGCGCCACAGCTCCCCGGACAGACCGGCCATCGACACCAGCACGAACAGCCAGGTCGGAATATCGCTCAGCGTCTGCTGAACGTCGTTCTCTGTCGCCATGTTCACCTCGGTCTGAGTAGGCGGCCCGTCCCTGGACCCGACGCCCCGCCAGGGAGGCCAAAGGCGCCGAAGTCGAGCCAATAAAAAACCCGGCACGATGGCCGGGTTCCGATGATGTGGAGCGTGTGCCTCAGTGGCGCACCTCTACGAGAGTGCCTACTTTTTACCCCTTCAGTTCGGTGGCAGCAACCCCGTTTCATTGCCACCTTGCGAATATCCCATGAACGCCTGGGCAATCCCTGGCGAATACTCGGTGAATATCTGCCTACGGTTATCAAGCGCCTCCGGCGCTGTCCTACTGGTCAGTAGGTGGGTCAGCAGGTGGGACAGATAACCCATTGTTTTATATGGCGTTGTCCTACTGTCCCACTTGTCCTACTACTTTCTACGCATATAAGAGAAGAATAATAAGAGCACACGCTACGCGCGTGCGCGCGATGCGCGCCTATGTGCGGGCGGGTGTGTGAAAGGTGGGACAGTGGGACAGCCCCAGCGGCGACGGGGCTTTGCGCTGTCCCGCCTCGAAAAACGAAGCGGGACAGAGTAGGACGGTGGGACAGCGCCCGGCCAAGTCAGGCCGCCCGCCGCAGCAGGATTTCAGCAATGGCCGCATGGGCCAGGTGCAGGCGCTGGTAATACTGAGTTCTACCGCACCCGCACGCTTCCCATTTCATCGGGTCCGACATGTCGTAGTCCGTGTAATGCAACCGCACCACCCGCTCGATGGGCGGCGGAAGGTGCTTGTTCACGATCAGCTCAATGTCCGCCGTGCGATCCAGGGGACAGCGAGCCCCCGCTGTGGAGCGAGTCAGGTTTCCCCTGGTCGCCATCAGCATAGCAATCACATTGCTCCCGCCGCTAGCGTTGCCGGCAGAGCCTACGCCGTTCGGTGGGTGCAGCTCGGCGGCCCAGGTCCGTAGCATCTCGTCAATTGGCTTGATCAAAATGCGGCCTCCTTCTGCGTCGGCTGTCCCTTCCACGACGGCGGCCGCTCGTAGCCCCACGGTCGCACCGGCGATTTACCGGATGCGGGCAGGCGTCTACGCCGCCAGCCCAGACGATGCATGATGTGTCCAACTCGCATCTGCTCCGGCTTGCCCCAATGCCCGAAGTCGAGGTTGAGCGCGCCCCCCAGCAGATCGGCACTGGTAACGGTCTCGCCCACGTATCCCTCAAGCCAGCCGATCAGCTTGTGCTCCCAGGCGTCAACCGTGTAGCGCTTGTCCTGCTCCTCCTCGAACAGCGCGCGCTCTTCACGCGAAACCCACCACTGATCCCCGGCGCGGTAGCAGAACAGCGCTTCGGCCCATAGTTGGTCCCGGATCTCGCGCAGCAGGTCCAGATCCACCTTCGTACAGAGGACCGGCCAGTATCGACGGTTGCCGGTGGTGTCTTTCAGGTACTCGTCTTGGTTGGTCGTACCCACGAAAACACACTGTCGTGGCACATCGCGGGTCCTGCGGCCGTAGCTCTCGCGGAAGGTATCGACCGAGGCCGAAAAGAACTGCTTTGCCTTCGTGCTGTCGGCTTTGTTGAACGCATCCAACTCGCCCAGCTCGCTGATCCACTTGCCGCGCAACATCTGGAACGTCTCTTTGTCACCGAGCACGAACGGGGTATCCATGAACCACTCGCCGCCCAGCACCGACATGGCGGTCGACTTGCCTTCGCCCTGCAACCCTTCGAGGATCAGCACCGTATCCATCTTGCAGCCTGGGCGCATAACACGCGCAACAGCGCCGATCAGCCAGCGCTTGCCGGCCTTCATCGAGTACGGGGTCTCCTCCACGCCCAGGGCCCTGCTCAGCCAATGCTCGATCCGCGGCGTACCGTCCCACTCCAGGCCCTCAAGGTACGCCCGCACCGGGTGAAAGCTGTTCTTGCTGGCCACCACCGACACCGCTTCCAGCACCGGCGGCACCTTCGTCAGCAAACCGTACTGCTGGGCCAACCACTCGCACGCCAGCATGTCGTCCAGATCTGTCCACTCCCCCGTACCACCACCATAGGGCGGAGTCCGCAGCTTCATGGTCTTGGCGCTGAACTCGTCGTAGCCGAGCACTCCGTGCCAGCGCTCATCGTTCTGAAGGATCAGACTGATGTTCACCATGTGCGCCGCCAGGCCGCCGCCCTTGATCCGCAGAAGGCAGTCACGCCAGCCCCCCTCAGCCGGTGGCCGGACCACCGCCATGACCTGGGCGCGAACCACCTCCAGCCCCTCGGCACAGTGCAGGTCGTTGAAGTCAGTCCAGCCCTCCTCCCGCTCGCTGCCGAAGCGAGGGAGTACGAACTGGCCGCCGAGGATCGTAGCGGCGTTCTCCGCAGCCTGAGCGCCCGGATTCCAAGGCGACCCGTCCTGGCGGGTGGTCTTCCAGTCGTCATCGCCACAGAAGATCAACGGCCGAGACGGATACTCGGTCTGCATCGCCTTGCCGACCGGCAGCAGGTTGCCGGCATCGAAGGCAATAGCCACCGCACAGCCCGTCGCCATATGCAGGCTGACGCCGGTCGCGTACCCCTCGGCAATCAGCACCGGCTCGCCGGGTTCGGGGCGCGGACCGATCAGGCAGAACGCTCCTTCCTTCTGCATGCCATAGGGCCAATACGCCTTGTCCCGGCCGGTATCGGGCTGCTTCTCGGGGTAGATGATTTGCAGTCCCACCAGCCCCTTGAGGGTCCGCATGGGCACCATGAAACGCCCGCCGTAGCCGTAGCGACCGCCGATCCCGACGATCTGCTTGCGGTCGAGATACGGCGCCTTGCCCTTCTCCGATAGCCGTTCCCACAACCGCGCTGCGCCCTGGGCGGCACGCTGCGCTGCATAGGCGGCCTTCGCTGCCGCCTTGCGCTTGGCCTCTTCCTGCCGCGCGTGCATCAGCTCGCGCTCCTCGGCAGTCAGGCGAACACCCTTGAGCTTGAATTTCTCGTTGAGGTCCTGCCGCCAGTTGCCGAAGCGCCCGAAATAGAGGGTCTTGCCGCTGGCAGTGGTGTATTCGTGCAGGACGTACCAGCCCGTTGCTTCCCCGTTCCGGTCGCCCTCGACCTTGCAGCGGACCAACTTCCCGAACACCCAGTCCGGGCTCCGTTTGGTGAAGGGTTCAATTCCATGGTCTCGAAGCTGATTCAGCACTTCGTCCAAGGCTTCGTTACTCACCGGCGCCCCCTCCGCTCGTTGAAGGACTGGCATTCGATGCAGGTTTGGCACCCCGGCACAGCTTCGCGCCGGCGCGGCGGGATCGGCTCACCGCAGCACTCGCACTCATGAGCCGATTCGCCAACCGCTACCAGCGCACGGGCAGCCAGTGCCGCCTCCATGCGCTCGAGTACCAGGTCATTGGCGTGATCCGCGATATCAGCCATTGCTCACCTCCCCGCGCTCGGCTCCCTTGGTGGTCTGGTGGACGTAGCGGGCACGCTCGTAGAGGCCGACCGCCGCGCGGATGATGCTCATCGCCAGCTTTTGGGTTTCCGCCAGCTCGGCCGCGTCGATGCGGCCGTCCTCGATATGGCGCGCGATAGTGGTCGCTGCGTTGGCCGACGTGTGCAGGATCTCGCCGGCGCCGGCAATCAGGCTGGCCGGCACATCCTCGAACTGAAGCGGCGAAACGAAGAACCACAGGCTGTCGCCCAGCTCGGCATGCAGCGCGTCGAGCACGACCGCCCGCCCCTCGGCCGACACGTACCGCAGGAAGTCGAGCACGTCGTAGATGTTGAGGATGTGGCTGGGGTGGCTGGGATCGAACTTGTGGGAGGTGGTGGAGACGCTGCGGCCGGTGGAGTGCGCGAAGCCGGTAATGCCGCCGTGGCACATGCGTTGATTGCGGGCAACGAGGTTGAGCGCTTCGCCCAAGGGAAGCACCTCGCGGCCCATCCGCTCGAACTGATCGGCGAATGAAGGTCGGGACATGGCAATTATTCCTGTTTACTGCCAGTGCCACGACGCCACCAACCTTGTTAGAGTAGGCGCCGTGGTCACATTGCATGGTGGTCACAAGGCAGATGGCCGCTCTGTGGTGGAAACGCCATCTGCCGCCTTGGCCAGGTGATCGGCATCCCTGATCACCTGGCCATTGCAGCCAGCAGCTCTGTGGTGGAGAGGCTGGCAACCCCAAGGCATCCGTGCCTTGGTTCGGGATGGCAGGGCCGGTCAGGCTTGGGCATGCAGTGCGTCCAACCTGATCAGCCTTGCCGGCCCACCCTCGGTGGTGGCGAGGGGTTTGTTACGTGAGCCGACGCTGTTTTGTCGGCCTGCTCCGGCGCCAGAGGCTCCGGAACAATTCGGCCTGAGCCCGACCAACATCGGGCACTTGCCACAACTCCAGCCCCGCAAAGGCTGGCCACCTACCTCAAGGAGCTATCCATGAGAATTGCTAACAAAGAAAAAACATTCTCCTTCCCATTCGAAGCGCGCCTGAAAACTCTGGAAGAAGATGGCAATGCCAGCGACAGCGAGAAACTGGCGGCTATCAACACTTACGAGCGTCTGCTGACTGCAAAAGCGATCGTCAAAGACTTCGAAGGTGACAACGGCAATGACACTGCTTTACTGATCAGCGTCTTCGAAGAGCTTTGTGCCGAAGCACATTCTCTTTCAGTGGTCGAGGACTGATAGCGACGTACCCCCTCACAGCCAAAGCGGGCTCGGTCTTCGGGATCGAGTTCGCTGCAACGAACTTCCTCGATCAGAGCAGAGTACGTACGGCGGCGGGTAACCATTACCGCGCAATTGGGGTCATTACACATAGGGACGTTCCTCTAAGCAGCTATCGGCCAAATCGTTTCTGCCGTTGGCACGCCGAAGTGCTGGAGCACCTCAGCCAAACTCACTTTTCCTTCGCTTTCTCTAGCCAAAGCCCGCAGCAAGCGAAAACGTGGATCCTTTCGGGCGTACAGGACATGAATCCTCATGTATCCCACCGTCACTCCGCAGCGCTCGGCATAGCGTTCCAGCGGGTTACCTGAAACCTCCTTCGGACGGTCAATCTCCCTGATGTATGCAGCTAGCTCCATGATTGGATACCTCCGAGGCAAATCATATATCCAACAGGTATACGTGACAACCCCCTAGGTTGTTTACCTGTTGGGTAGCTATCCTGTGGAATACATCCATGGATGACATCTCTAGCATTCGCTATTCAAACCTACAGGTCGTCATGCGGCTGAAGGGCCTAAACCAGGCAGATTTCAGTCGCGCGATAGACCGACAACCTGGGCAAGTCAATCAGTTTGCAGGCCCCAACCCGACAAAGAACATTGGCTCCAAGCTGGCTCGCCACATTGAGCAGTCGCTGGAACTGCCTCAGTTCTCTCTGGACAACTCACGCGCCTTCGCTGAAGACGGAGATCGTCAAAGCAATGTGGTAAAGCTCCCGAGGAAAGACGGCGGCCCACTGGTGCTTGAGCCAATCGCTCCTTGGGATAGCGACACCCCACTGGGAGACGACGAGGTTGCGTTACCGTTGTACAAGGAAGTAGAGATTTCAGCCGGTACGGGTAAAACCGCCGTGCAACCCCTTGAAGGGCGACTGCTTCGTTTCTCTCTAGCCACACTCAGAGTCTGTGGAGTCGATCCAGCAAATGCCATTTGCGCCACAGCCAGCGGGCACAGCATGTCACCGCTAATTCTGCATGGAGCGACGATTGGAATAGACCGCGGAATGACCAAGGTCGTTGATGGCGAAATCTACGCCCTAGAGCACGACGGCGAGTTGCGCGTTAAATTCGTGCTTCGACTGCCAGGAACAGGCTATCGGTTACGCAGCTACAACCAGCAGGATTTTCAAGACGAAGACTACACGTTTGAAGAGTTTATAGAGCAGCGGATCTCCATCATTGGCCGCGTCTTCTGGTGGTCAACGGTCCGCCCGCTCAGGGGATCTCTCCCCATAATCTGAGCATCCAGAAAGTCACAAAGGGCGCCCGACTCGGCGCCCTTTTTTGTGCCCAAGGAAAACATATATACCTACAGGGTTGACAATATACCCTACAGATATATTATCGCCTCGACTCACCACCACAGAGACGAGGTAACACCATGCAACGTTCCGCCACGGTACACGTCCACCCGGCCTGTACCTCCAACCCCCAACAGATCCAACGCCTCCAAGCAGACACCGGCCGCCTTGTCGTTATCTCCAACGGCAAAGCCCAGCTTGTAGCCACCAGCCGCATCCCTGGCCGCCGGTATGCGGTAACCGCCACCTCCCCGTTCGGAGGTGACGCGGCATGAGCCTCCCCATCCATTACGCCTTTGAAGGCACCGAAGTACGCGTCGTGATGATCAGCGGCGAGCCGTGGTTCGTTGCGAGCGACGTGTGCGCAGCACTGAACCTGCCCAACACTACTATGGCCCTGAGCCGGCTCGACGCTGACGAACAAGCCCTCATTTCAATTGAGGGCATCTCTCGCGGCAACGACAAAGCCAACGTCGTCAACGAACCGGGCCTGTATACCCTCGTCCTGGGCAGCCGCAAGCCCGAAGCCAGACGCTTCAAGCGCTGGGTAACCCACGAAGTGCTCCCGGCGATCCGTAAGCACGGCGCCTACGTGATGCCATCGCCTGAGCCCACGCCGAAAGGCCCCGACAACCAGATGGCCCCGCACATCGAGGCCGACCGGATCGTCAGTGCCGGCAGGGTATTCAGCGCACTTTTCCGCACCGCTCGGCACATGGGCATGACCCGGCGCCTTGCAGCCACCCGCGCAAGCCAGGCTGCGCAGCGCTCCACCGGGGTAGACCTGGCCGGGGAACTCGGCACGAGCACCTGGCTGGATAGCAATGCCCTGCCGAGTCCCCACCGCCGCCAATACGAGCTTCAGCAGCGCATCCGTGATCACCTGGAGGCGAACGACTGGCCCCAGGCGTTCACCGGTCAGCAGTTGATCGAAGCCCTCGACCTGCCCAACGACAAGGCCACGAAGATGGCTGTCGGCCAGTGCATGCCGCTCCTCAACTACCGCCGCACCCGACTCTCCACCCACGGCCGCCCCTGGATCTACACCTTCCAGCAGCACGCTATCGGACAGGAGCTGCCGGCATGAATCGCTATCGTCTCCGGCAGCAATCGTTCATCCGACTGCAAGCCCAGCTCAACCTGACCGGCAAGTTCCACCTGACGCTCGAAGACGCGAAAGCTCAGGCTGTCGTCTACGGCACGATCACCACCGAACGCACCGACACCAGTGTTCGCATCGATCTCCGCATGGGCGACCAGCACCACAGCCTCACCCTGCCTTCCCGCAGCAGGAACAACGCCACCACCGTGGCGCAGTGGCTGGAAGGGATCGCAAACGGCCTGATCGAGACAGCCGAGTTCAAACCTACCCGCCGCTGGCGGGCGGCCGCTTGAGGTGCAGCGATGAAAGACTTGTCCCTGCACCAGGCCGCGCAGCGCCTCGGCCTGAGCCGTCCCGAGCTGATCAAGCGCATGAAGGCGGCCGGCCTGCTCGACAGCAGCAACCTTCCAGCCGTACCGGTCCGCGACCGTCTCTACCTGCGCGCAAAGGAAACGTCCTGGCACCACCCCGAACTCGGCATGCAGTACAGCCACTCGACGAAAGTGCGCCCGGCCGGAGTGGCATGGCTGGCCGACAAGCTCGGCATCCCCCGCGTCTGCGCCCCAGCGGCCCCGGACCGCCGCGAAGTTGGCTGACGAGCCCCGGCCCCGCGAATACGCCCGCCAGATCGTCGCCCTTCGAACCATCGAGGAACGCAGGGCGGCCCTGGAGCGGGTGCCGGAACACCTACGGGAACTTGTACGAACCCACGTAGAGATCGCCTGGAACCACCCGAAGGGGACCAAATGAACAACGCACGCCGACGCCAACTGCAACAGATCACCGCTCAACTCGAAGAGATCCGCGAGCAGATCGAAACCTTGGTTAGCGAGGAGGAGGAGGCCCTGAACGCTATGCCCGAGAGCCTGCAAGCCAGCAACCGCGGAGCGCGCATGGAAGAGATCGTCGACCAACTCAACGAAGCAGCCAGCGGCATCGAGGACGCGGTAGCCGTGCTCAACGAGGCCGCCGCATGAGCACTCCGCACGACAACCAACCCGAGCTTCGCCTGACTCCGGCCCCACGCCCGGAGACGGTGGAACTCCTCTACCGCACGTTCGGCGATGTACTGATCCCGCTGGAGCAACTGCGCACCAGGTACTTCAGGAACCTCAACGAAGACAGCTTCAGCCTGGCCATCAAGGCCAAGCGGATAGCTCTCCCGTTGACCACCCTGGACCCCAGCCGCAAGGCGCCTTTGTTCGTTGACGTACGCCACCTTGCGGCCCTGATCGACTCCCGAGCCTGGCAGGCCGACGAGGCATATGCCCGACCCGGCAGTAATGAGTAACCACACCGGCCGCCACCACCGGCCATCCACCACCAATGGAGAAACCACCATGCATACCCAACACATCATTCTCGCGGCCACCACGCTAGCCGCGCTGCTGATCCTGATCGCCACCGCTTACCTTGCTGGCCGCAAAGACCGGAAGAACTCGCAACAGCAGGCGGTCGAAGAGGCGCTTTACCTCTGCCGCGCCTCGCACAGCCAGAAACTGACGGCGCTGCATGCCGACCTGATCAAGCTGCGCACCAATGCCCAGCGCCTGCAACAGGTCATTGATGAGCAGCAGGAAGAGATCAGCGACCAGAAGGAGCTTCGTCAAAACATCGAAGCCGAGGCCACCGAGAAACTAGCGGATTGGCAGCAGCGCCACGAAGAGCAACAAGCGGAACTGAAGCGCCTGGAGACGGAGCTGGAGAGGTGCATCACGACCAATCATCGGCAGGCTGAGACCGCAAAGCTCCTCCGCGAGCAGAACTTGGCCGCCGAAGAACTGGACGCCATCCGCACCGCCAGTCGCCTCCTCAGCGGCCACGCTCGACAGTTCCAAAAGACCGGCACCACCAAGCGCAACGCAGACGCCGAAGCCCAACAGCAGCTCGCCGCAATCCTCCAGCGGCTCGCCATCACCGATCTGGCCAGCCAGAGCGCAGACGCCGAAGCGCAGGAGGCCGCATGAACTACTCCAGCCTCTCCACCTACGACCTGCTGAAGCACCGCAGCCACCACGTCGACAGCCTGACCCGCCTGCGCCGCGCCCAGCCGCAGTGGGACGAGGACGCTGCTCGACGCGGGGAAATCACGATGGCCGATATCAGCGACCAGATCCGCGAGATCGATGACCACCTTCGTCCGAGCGGCTGGGAGTCAGTCGACCTCGACTACTCCGGCGACACCGCCCCGATGTGCATGTGAGGCAGCGCGATGACTACTATCCCGGCTAGCCGCGTAGCGGCCCAAGACCAGGGCGCCGCCCTGGCACACGCCACCCACAGCACCCAAGCCCCGGCCGCGCAAAAGCGCGGCGGCGGCCTGGCACGTCGCATCCAACTGATCGCCATCGCCCAAGGCCGCCAACCGATGCCCGAGGGTGGCGCTATAGAAAGCCACTGCTGCGCAGCAGCAGGCATATTCCAACCCAACCTTCAGCACACGCCGAAGGCACGCATACCCCACGAAAGGCTGCGCCGGGGCGCGAAGCACATAGCCACGCTTCGCTTAATGACTCGCTCGCCCGCGCAGCTTGTCGAGGGGGGAAAGCGCCCACCGAAGCCCACCGATAACGCACTGATCCGCACGCTGTGCGCGCAGATCCGCGAGCAGAACCAAGAGATTGCCGCGCTGCGCATCGCGAACACCGACCTCCTCCAGCGCCTGGACAAAGCCGAAGGGGGACGGGCATGACCGCTTTCCGACGCCACGATCTCGCCCAGGTCATCTCCCAGGCCCAACTCCCTCTCGGCCCTCGCGAGTCTCCGAACATCGATCTCTTCGCCTCCGCCGAGCTATGTCGCTTCAGCAGCCACTGCGCACACCATTACAGCACAGCGCAACACAGCTATTTCGTCGTTTTTCTGGCTGTCGAAGAACACCAACTGACTGCGATCTGGCTCGGCATGAAAAACGACTATTTTCTAGTGTCGGCCCGCTTACACAAGCACAGGCACATACCGGAGTCAGAAACTTTAGCCACTGCCCAGGAAAATCTCGACTTACTAATCCAGCGACTTTGGCAGAGGTGGCCCGTCAATTTTTTTTCTACTTGTTCCCAATGCTTTAAACATGGAGGCCTCATCGCCCAACTCCGGAATAAATGCCTCAGCATCAATTACCAATCTCGCTATAGCGCGATCAATTACCACCTCCAAAGGAGCCAGGCGATGAAACTCCACACTTTCTGGCTCATCAACTTGCACTATCTGACACAGGTCCGAAAGAGCATGCTGCAGCTCCAGCCAAGCCAGTGCACTATCCACTGTTGGCAACTGGTTAAAATTAACCGACCTCATGGTGCTGAGGTATTCAGAAGTTCCAAAGAGCGCTTGCTGTTGGTCCCCCCTTTTCTCCTTCACGGAAGATATAACCATTTTCCCCAGCTTTCCAGCATGCTTCGCAACTCCAACCGTCTGCTTAAGCATCAGCTTGTTATCTTCGGTTTGTTTCCGACGCTGAATTCGCTTATCAAGCACAAAGAAAATCCAACTCACAAAAATAGCGACAACACTGCCAACCGCCTGAACCCAGGCCGGAGCATTGGCGCTACTCCATCCCCAAGACCATATCCAGCACCCCAGCAGCACCATAAAGGGAGAGACCAGTACGCAGCCCAAAAGATGACTAGGACGCAACTTTATTGTGACTTCCTCTTGAAACATGGCCATCCCCTTGCCATCAGCGATAAACGAAGCATGCAGACACCAAGGCAAATGGTCCAGGGGGAGACGGCATGACAGCATTCTCTGCCTCCACTCCATCGCAAGCCATACCATGCTCGCGGATTGGCGCTGACCTGGTACTCGGCGAACAACACAACATCATCAGTGTTTCCGGCGGTAAGGACAGCACAGCTACGCTACTGCTAGCCATCGCAATGGAGGCCCCAAACATCCGAGGGGTCTTCGCCGACACCGGCAACGAGCACGAGCTGACGCTGGAATACATCGACTATCTGGAGCAGGTCACTGGCGTGATCATCGAACGCCGGCGTGCTGACTTCTCTCGGCAGATCGCCGGCAAGCGCCGCTACATCGAAACCAAGTGGCGCGACCAAGGCGTGGCTGAGAGCCTCATCGAGGCCGCGCTGGAAGTGCTCCAGCCCACCGGCATCCCCTTCCTCGACCTCTGCCTGTGGAAGGGGCGCTTCCCCTCCCGCAAGGCGCAGTTCTGTACCGAGGAGCTGAAGCGCAACGTGATTATTGAGCAGGTGATGCTCCCGCTCCTCGACGGACAGAACATGGTGCTGTCGTGGCAGGGCGTACGCCGTGAAGAGTCCGTGGCACGGCGCTACTTGCCCGAGTGTGACGAGGTGGGTGGCGGGCTGTTCAACTACCGGCCGATCCTCACCTGGCCAGTGGAAGCCGTTTTCGAGGCCCACCGCTATGCCGGCGTGAAGCCCAACCCGCTCTACAGCCAGGGCCTGGGGCGCGTCGGGTGCATGCCATGCATCAACTGCCGCAAGGGCGAGCTGCGTGAGATCGCCCTTCGCTTTCCCGAGCACATCGACCGCATCGAGCAGTGGGAGCATCTGGTGCACGCAGCCTCCAAGCGCGGCGGCGCGACGTTCTTCGCCGGCTCCAACGCCAAGCACCAAGGAGGCAGCATCAAGGACCTCAGCGCTGCCGAAATAGTCCGCATAGCCAACATCCGCCAGGCCGTGGAGTGGTCCCGCACCACTCGCGGCGGCATCCAGTATGACCTGATGGTAGAGACTGACGACGCCTCGGCCTGCTCCAGCGCCTACGGCCTCTGCGACGGAGAGTGGGAACCCGTGAACGTAAAGGAGCTTGCAGCATGATCACAACTAGGACCGCAAGCATGGCCGACCAACGTACGATCACTATCCCAGCATACGAGCAGCACGGCGGCCAGCTCTCCATGACCGTTACCGTTCCGTGGCACTGCCGAGAATGCGGCCTACCGCGCGGCGAACCATTCCCGAGCCGCAGCTTCGACGGCGGCCGTCAACTCGACGTCGATTCATGGAACAACTCCTGCGGGCACATCGAGAAATACGCCGACATTCGCCAGGTTCTCGTCCAGCAGGCAGAGGCGGACATGCCGCAAACCGTCATCGAATCGCTCAAGGACCAGGCAGCGGCGAGTCAGGGAGGGCTAAGCGATGCGTAGAGCACTGACCGCCCTTGGCATCATCGCCGCCCTTGGCCTGACCGCGGTGCTCGCCGTGGAGGTATTCCCGATCCTCCGCACGCTAGCAGCATGGCAAGCGGGGTGCTACTGATGAATACCCTGTTCCTTCTCATGGCCCAGTACAACGGCCTCGCCATCATCCCGCTGAATAGAGTATGCGCCGACTACTTCAGTCACCTGACTGTCGAGCAGTTCCAGCGGAAGGTCCTGGCCGGACAGATCCAGATCCCTATCACACGGATCGAGTCCAGCCAGAAGGCTGCCAGAGGCATTCACTTGGCGGACCTGGCGGCGTATTTGGACAAACAGCGCGAGGTCGCCCTGAAAGACCATGAACGGCTAAACCGAGCCCGACCGGCGGCCTGACTTCTTCTTGGAAACCCATTCCCCGAAGGACACCGGCATCGCCAGGACCTTCGGGAGCCATTCCCAGCCAGCATATTTATCGCCAGACCCACGCAGATGGGTATATCGCCGAAGAGAGTTCCAATCTCGGTGCCCGCTGACCGAAGCCACCTTGGGAATGTCCCACTCCAGCTCAAACAGCCGACTGATCGCTTCGTGGCGCAGATCGTGAAACGTCAGATCCTCTATACCTGCGGCAGTGATCGCGCGACTCCATGCCCCCTGAATCGCATCGGTGGTGTATGGAAATATCTCGTCGAAGGCCCGCGGCATACTCTTGATGACCGCCATTGCCTCCTCGGGTAGCTGACACCACACGTCGTTACCCCACTTGTCGCCTGGGTTCTTCATGTCCCGGACCAGGACGGCGCCCCGGGCCTCGTCCAGATCCGCCCACCGGATACGGATGATCTCCTCCTGCCTTCGGCTGGAGAACAATGCGAAGGCAGCGACCTTCGCCATGCACATCGAGGTCGGCCGCGATCGCCATGAGCGCTCGAACGCCTGGAACAACCGATCCAACTCTTCAAGTGTCGGGCGCCGATCACGCTCCCTGCTGCGCAACTTGTAACCCAGGTTCTTGAGAACTCTGCGGGCTTTCGCCATAACGTCCGGGTCGACTTGATACCCCCAGGCTGCCTCCGCCACTCCTAACACCGACCCAAGATGTGCCAGGTCATTGGCAACTGTCTGCGCCTTCACCCCTCCCCCGTCCGGCCCCATGCGCCACAGCGCATAGTCAACGAGCACCTGACTGGTGATATCCCGGTCGATGGTATCGCCCAGGTGGGAAGCGGCGATGGCGGTCAGCGTGGCGATCTTGGTCTTACCCAACGGGCGAGTCTTATCCCGGTCGGCCAGGTACTGGGCGATGATGTTCCGAAGCAGTACCCCCTTTTTCGTCGCCCGCTCCAAGCCACCGGGCTCCGCCAATTCAGCCTCCCGACGGAGCGCCCATGCTTCAGCGGCCTTTTTCCGGCTGAAACTTGCGCTCTCCTGATAGACTTGCGCGCCTCCGCGCTTGATACGAATCTGCGCGGTGTACATCACCGTTCCATCGGCGTTGCGCCGAGCGCGAATAGTGGCCAT